GGAACTTGAACAAGCACCTTCATCAAAGTTTGTACCTGCAGATGATTTGATTGTACCGTACACTGCTACCTCATTAGAAGATGCGGAAGCAATCATCCATCGGGTAAAAGTATCTAAAAACGAATTAAGAAAACAACAAGTTGCTGGCTTTTATAGAGATATAGAATTAGGCACACCTAGAAATGTTGAAAATGAGGTTGAGAAAAAAGAGAGAGAATTAGAAGGACAAAGAAAAACTCAAGATGATGATGTTTATACTTTGTTAGAGTGTCATATTAATTTAGACCTAGAAGGTTTTGAAGATCAGGATGAATCAGGTGAGCCTTCTGGAATTAAAATTCCTTACATTGTTACAGTTGAAGAAGCGTCAAGAAATGTTTTATCAATTAAAAGAAACTATGAAATTGGTGATCCACAGAAAAAGAAAATAGATTACTTTGTACACTTTAAATTTTTACCAGGTTTAGGTTTTTATGGTTTTGGTTTAATTCACATGATTGGTGGATTATCTAGAACTGCAACAGCTGCATTAAGACAATTATTAGATGCTGGAACTTTATCAAACTTACCAGCTGGTTTTAAAATGCGTGGGATTAGAATTAGAGACGACGCACAATCTATTCAACCCGGAGAGTTTAGAGATGTAGATGCTCCTGGTGGAAACTTAAAAGATTCATTTATGATGTTGCCATTTAAAGAACCATCGGCAACGTTATTAAACTTAATGGGTATTGTTGTTCAAGCTGGCCAGAGATTTGCATCGATTGCAGATTTACAAGTTGGTGATGGTAATCAACAAGCGGCAGTTGGTACAACAGTTGCATTATTAGAACGTGGAAGTAGAACAATGTCCGCTGTTCATAAAAGAATTTACTCTTCATTAAAGCAAGAATTCAAACTTCTTGCGAGAGTATTCAAGTTATATTTACCTCCGGAATATCCGTACGACATAGTTGGGGGTCAAAGAATGATTAAACAATCAGACTTTGATGATCGGGTAGATATATTGCCAGTTGCTGACCCTAACATCTTTTCTCAAACTCAGCGTATTTCCCTCGCGCAAACAGAGTTGCAGCTGGCAACTTCTAATCCGCAAATGCATAACTTGTATCAAGCATATAGAAATATGTACGAAGCATTAGGTGTAAAAGATATTGATACGTTATTAGTTAAACCTCAACAACCACAACCTTTAGATCCAAGTTTAGAAAACATCATGGCTCTTTCAGGAAAACCTTTTCAAGCTTTCCCTGGTCAAGACCATAGAGCGCATATAACTTCGCATTTAAATTTCATGGCAACTAACATTGCGAGAAATAATCCGATGGTTATGGCAGCGATGGAGAAAAATGTTTTTGAACATATTAGTTTAATGTCTCAAGAACAGATAGAATTGGAGTTTCCACAAGAATTAGCGCAGATTGCACAGATGAGTCAGATGGCTCAACAGAATCCACAACTTCAACAACAGGTAATGCAGATGTCTCAAAAGATAGAGGCAAGAAAAGCTGTGTTGATTGCAGAAATGATGGAGGAATTTTTAAAAGAAGAGAAATCAATTACCTCTCAATTTGATAATGATCCAATTGCGAAACTAAGAGCAAGAGAATTAGACCTTAGAGCGATGGATAATGAGCGTAAAAAAGTTGAAGGGCAAGAAAAAATAAATTTAGATCGTATGAAAGCGGTTATGAACCGTCAAGAACACGAAGACAAGCTTCAACAAAACGATAAATTAGCTCAAATGAGGGCTGATACGTCAATTGAGAAGACAATACTTAGTAAAACAATGCCCAATGTGGACAAAATGATACCAAGTGTTGAAATTGAGAAGTATAAAGGAGAAAACAGATGACATTAAACATCAAAAAAGCGATAAAAAAACCTGGAGCACTAAGAAAATCTCTAGGGGTTAAAAAAGGTAAGACAATACCCGCTTCAAAGTTAAAAGCAGCTGCTAAGAAACCAGGAAAGCTTGGACAAAGAGCAAGATTTGCTATAACATTGAAGAAGTTACGAAAAAAATAAGGAGAAACAATGGCTAAAAAAGAAGAATCTTTTAAACAGTCTGATCTTAACATTCCTTCTCAAAATTTAGAGTGGGATCCTAGATCTAAAACTAACGCTGATGGAATACAAAGAAACGTAATTCCAACTGGTGATAAAGTGGAAGTAAAAGGAACTAAAAGAATGTTAAAATCTAAAAATAAAACTGCTACTTGGTATTAAGTTATGGCGTTTCCAATTTTAGGTGCATTAAAGTTAGCAATTAATGCTGGTTCGCACATCTATAAGAAAAAACAAGAAACTAAAATGGCTATGGCTGATGCACAGCACATGGCAGCTACTAAGATGGCCCGAGGCGAAACGGAATACCAGGGCAAACTTTTAGAAGCTCGGCAAAACGACTACAAGGACGAGGTCGTTTTAGCGATATTAACGCTGCCCATATTGGTGCTCGCATGGGGAGTCTGGTCGGACGATCCGATGGCTATGGAGAAGATAAAAACTTTCTTCGAACATTTCCAGTCGCTGCCGACCTGGTTTACAAATTTGTGGATTCTTGTTTGCGCGAGTATTTTTGGTATAAAGGGTACTCAAATCTTTAGGAACGGTAAAAAATAAGCTAGACAAGTATAATTAAAAACAATATAAATAGAACAAGGAGAAAAATAATGGCAAATAGAAACTTTAACAAACAAGTGGCAAACTCTAGACAAGCTTTAATGGCTGGTGGAAGAGCAAAAAAAATGGGCGGCGGAAGAATGATTTCTGGTAAAGCTCGTGCAGATGAAGCATCTGGTTACTACTCACCTGATATGGGTATGAGAGGTGGAGCAATGTATAAAAAAGGTGGAAAAGTCGGTAAGAAGAAACAAGGCTACAAAGCTAGAAAAGATGAATCTATTGCTATGAGAATCAAAAAGAAAAGAACACCTGCACAGTTAAAAGCTAGCAGAGATGAGTCTTACGGTAAGTTTGGTTCTAAAGCTAAGAAAAAAGGTAAAATAAATAGGTAGTATTATGTCAAATACAAGAAGAATGAACGAACTTGAAGAACTTGGAAGAGTTGATGCTGAAAAAGGTTTTAGTAAAACAGGCAAAAAAAACCTTAAAGACGAGAAAAAAAGAATCGTTAAAGAATTAGAAAATCGTCAAAGAATTAAAAAAGGTGGTTCTGTTGGTAAAAGTTCTGCAGGCGTTGCTTTAAGAGGTTTCGGTAAGGAGATCAGATAATGAATAGAAGAGGTATCAATACTTCTATCTTAATTAAGAACGGACCTACAAGTGCAGGTAATGGAAGAGGAATAACTCCTCCGACTCCAGCTAGTTCAGGTTTGGCTCCAACTGGTTCTGCTCATGCAGTTCCAATCAATATAACTAAGGGTAGAAAGTCTACTAACTTTGATGGTTCAACTAAGAATATCACTTTAGTTGGTGCACGATCTAAAGTTTAATGGCTAGAAAAAATATCCAAAAACTACTTAAACAAATGAAGGGTGGAAAAAAGAAAAAGTCACCCGTTAAATCTGCTAGCACGGTTGCTTTAGAGGGTAGAAAGCATTTTAATGTAGGTGGAACTAATTCTATGATTAAACAGGCTCAAAACAATTATATTGGAAGTTATGTTTCAGGAGATTTAGGAGGTACTAAAGTAGGAAATAAATCTTACGCTAAATACTATTCTAACCCTGGCTTTAAAATGCCTAAAATATAGATGCCTTTTAAATCTGAAAAACAAAGACGTTATTTGTGGAAAAACGAACCTAAGATAGCTAGAGATTGGACTAAAACATACGGAAGTAAACCAGTAGGAAAGAAAAAGAAAAGAAAGAAAAATGTACGAACCGACAGGATTTAATATTCACATAAAAGATAATTTTTTAAATCAAGAAGATTTTGATAAAATAAAAGTTTATGCCAAAAATATTTTTTGGAGACCAAGTAATTTAGTCTATGATTTAAAAAATCCACATCATGTTTGGTTTACAGAAAATTGTTCAGAAGACATTTCAAATCTTTTATCCAAAGAAGTTTCTAAATTTTTTAAAGTAGAAATATTAAAAGTAGTTACATGCCAATACTCATTAGTGGCAAAATCTAAAAAAACAGAAGTGCATCATGATGGAGGAGGTGAACATAATTTTCAAACTATAATTTATATAGATGGTGATGAAAATGTTCATTGTGGAACAGGTTTTTATACAAAAAAAGAAGATAATTCTTTTAGTTTAAACACTCATGTTGGTTTTACACCTAATAGAATTGTTTCTTGGTCTTCAGGTAGCTATCATGCTCCACTTAGTTTTACTGATGACTTTAAATCAAGAATATCTATAATAGCTCAATATAAAATAAAGGAGGACAATGGACGAACTAGCGCTAATAAGTAAGATACAAAGAGCCTTAAAGGAACAATACCAACAAATAGGCGACGCCATGATAGCCGGGGGTATTGACAATATGGAAAAATACAAATATATGATGGGACAGGCACATGCCTATTTAAAAATATCACAGGATATCTCTACCCTGCTAAATAAAAAGGAGCAAAATGAAAAAGGAAGCGTCATCAAATTCAACACCAAAGATTAAATATGCTTTGGCAGAAAAATACGACCAGGAAGCTAAAGAGCAATATCAAAAAGAAGTAGACGGCTACGAACGTTTAAAATCTAAAGAATCAGCTAAATTACCAAAACCAACTGGATGGAGAATGTTAGTTCTTCCATTTAAAATGCCTGAAAAAAGTAAAGGTGGTTTGTATTTTGGTAAAGATACGTTGGAACGACAACAAGTAGCTTCAACATGTGGATTAATTTTAGAAACGGGTCCAGATTGTTATAAGGATAAAGAAAGATATCCAGATGGCCCATGGTGCAAGAAGGGTGATTGGGTAATCTTTGCACGATATGCAGGAAGCAGAATTCAAATTGACGGGGGTGAAGTACGTTTGCTAAATGACGATGAAGTACTTGCAACTATAGATAACCCCGAAGATATACTTCATCAATACTAAAACATAGAAGGAGAAAACTATGCCAGAAGAAGAAAAGAAAACAGTAGATATAGATACTTCAGGTCCAGCAATGGATGTTGATATCCCTGAAACTCAACCGGAATCTGATGTTGTAGAAAAAGAAGTTCCTAAAGAGGAACCTACAGTTAGACCAGTTGAAGAATCTACTGCAGATAAAAGAACCTATGAAAAGAAAAAAGATCATGGGCAAGATATCTCTTATGAAAATGAGACAGAGGTAAAAGTAGAGAAAGACGAATTGAAAGATTATAGTGAAGGCGTACAGAAAAGAATAGCTAAGTTAACTAAAAAATGGAGAGAGGCGGAACGTCAAAAAGACGAAGCTCTTTCTTATGCTCAAAGAGTAATGAAGGATAAGAGAGATGCAGAAGCTAAACTCAAGAAAATAGAACCTAACTTTCTTTCTGTAACCGAAGAAAGTATCACAACAGGTATTGAAGCAGCTAAAGCACAACTTGCAGCAGCTAGAGAAGCACAAGATCTTGGCGCTGAAGCAACGGCAATGGCTAAGATATCTGAATTAGGATACAAACAAGCGAAGCTAACTGAGACTAAGGAAGCCCAGGCAGCTTTTGAAAAACAACAAGCGGACAAAAAACCTGAACCTACATTAGGTAGACAAATGGCGGCAAAAGGAACACCTGATCCTAAAGCTGAAGCGTGGAGTGAAAGAAATCCATGGTTTGGTCAAGATACAGCAATGACTTATACTGCTTTTGATTTACATTCTAAATTAGTAGATCAACAGGGTTTTGATCCATCGAGTGACGAATATTATGAGGAGATTGATAAACAAATAAGACTTGAATTTCCCCATAAATTTGATAAGAAGAATGTAACGGATTCGACTAAACCACCACAAACAGTAGCTTCAGCGAAGCGAAGTGGAAAGACTGGTCGCAAAACAGTGAGACTCACGCCGTCTCAAGTTACAATCGCTAAAAAATTAGGTGTGCCACTTGAAGAGTATGCGAAACAATTAAACATCACGAAGGAGGCGTAAGCATATGAGTAACGATAAAAAAACTTCCCGTGCGAGTCAAACAAGAGAAAAAGAATCTCGAAAAAAAGTTTGGACTCCACCATCATCTTTAGATGCACCCCCTGCACCGACAGGATTTCAGCACAGATGGATAAGAGCTGAAAGTATGGGATTTGACGATTCTAAAAATGTCCAAGGTCGAGTTAGATCTGGATATGAACTAGTTAGAGCCGATGAATACCCAGATTCAGACTTTCCTGTAGTTGAAAGCGGTAAGTACAAGGGAGTGATCGGAGTTGGCGGCCTAGTGCTCGCTAGGGTACCTGATGAGATTGTAAAACAACGTGCCGACTATTATGCACAACAACATAATGATAAAGTCGAAGCGATGGATAAAGATCTTATGAAGGATGAGCATCAGAGTATGCCAATCGATATTGATAGGCAGTCTCGTGTAACTTTTGGTGGCTCAAAGAAATCCTAAAAAATTTCTTAAACCATTAAAAATCTACTAACCCGTGCTGGAGGTTCCTTCGGGGACAGGCACATTTATAGGAGGCCTTTATGGCTAATAAAGACGCAGCCTTTGGCTTAAGAGCTATTGGCAAAGTGGGTCAGAATAGAGATAACCAAGGATTAGGTGAGTACAGTATCACAGCTAACGATACTACTACTATCTATTTCCAAGATGCGGTTTCAGCTACAGCAGCAGGTACAATTCACCAAGCTGCAGCTTCGGAAGCGTTTCTTTTAGGATCACTTAATGGTGTTTTCTACACAGACCCAAACACAAGCAAGCCTACGTGGAGCAACTATTATCCAGGGAGCACAAACGCTTCTGATATAGCAGCTTTCGTAAGCGACGACCCGTATGAAAGATTTGAAATTCAGTCGAACAACACACTTGCCTCTGCGCAAACTGATGTGTTCATGAATTACAATATCGAAGTAACTGCAGGAGATTCTGCTAACTACGTTTCAAAATCGGAGTTAAATGATTCGACTACAACTACTGGTACGGCACAACTAAAAGTAGTAGGTGTTTCAAAAGACATCGACAACAATGAATTAGGTTCATCAAACGTAAATTTTGTTGTTATGATTAATGAGCACTTATATAATGCTAAAAATAACGGCATATAATAGCGAGAATAGGAGATAAAACATGGCTATATCAAGAGGACAACTAGTTAAAGAACTAGAACCAGGCCTGAATGCACTATTCGGACTGGAATATAAACGTTATGAGAATCAGCATGCTGAGATATATGTAACTGAAACTTCAGACAGAGCGTTTGAAGAAGAAGTTATGTTATCTGGTTTTGCAAACGCTTCAGTTAAACCAGAAGGTTCTGGCGTAGTTTTTGACAATGCTCAAGAAACTTACACAGCTAGATACACTATGGAAACTGTTGCTCTTGCGTTCGCAATCACTGAAGAAGCGATTGAGGACAACTTGTATGACAGACTTGCGTCTAGATATACAAAAGCATTGGCTAGATCCATGGCAAACACTAAACAAATCAAAGCAGTTGATCCATTGATCAATGGGTTACCGCAAACTGCAACTTTCACTTCTGGTGATGGTTCTGCATTGTTTGCAACAAACCACCCAACGATTGCTGGAACAGTAAGTAATACTTTGACAACTCAAGCGGACCTTAATGAAACTTCATTAGAGCAGTCTTTAATCGACATTGCTGCAATGACAGATGAAAGAGGTTTAAAAATTGCTGCAAGAGGAATGAAAATGATCGTTCCACC